TCTGATTTAACTTTACCTGATGATTGGAAAAATTATCGTCAAGCACTTCGTGATTTACCTGCAACTGCATCACCAACATTAGACTCAAGTTATAATTTAGATCCATCATCTATAACTTGGCCAACAGAACCTACATAATAAAACAATTATTGAAATTGGAAAATTATAACATACAACTTATTTTTCCTTGTCTTATACATCAGTATACTTATAAAAGTATAAAAAAGAAAGACATAATAAATTTTGCCTACCAATTAAAAAAGGATGATCCAATAGGGGAAAACAAATCAAATCAAGGCGGTTGGCACTCTAAACCAATTAATATCACAACTGATAATATTATTTCTGAGACACTTAAAAAAGGATTATGGAAGTCAGTTTTCTCATCACTAAAGGAAGATACCCCTATTGATATAGCATACTGGATTAATATTAATCCACCTAAATCTTATAATATTACTCACACACACCCTACCTGTGATTTATCTGGTGTATTATGGATAAAAATACCAAAAAATTCTGGACATTTTATATTTGAGTCGCCCTATTCACATTTAACTCACCAAGAGATAGATTCTTATCAAGAGAACATTAAGGAACAATCTAATAATTACAGCACTATGAAATACCCTCCTGTGGAGGGAAAGATGTTGACTTTTTCATCACATCTTCCACATAGAGTTGAACAAAATAATTCTGATCAAGATCGAATATCTATTTCATATAACGTAAAAATTTTACCTCATAATTGACAATTTACATACATATGATATAATAGGTTATTCATGTGTAGTAATGAACGACTTTATATTAACCATAGAAATCGATTTATGCTCTCGCTCTTTTTCACTGTTAAGCGAAAATGGAGATACCAGATTAATAAAATGTGATACCACTGATGAGTTTATGAGAGTGTTGAGAGTATGTGATCAATTACTTCCACCAGAGTCAATAATATACAAGGAACTAACAACTCAGAAAGACAAGTAATCGACTAGGAAGCTAAATAGACCTAGTATTGTATGGTCTTGCCATCAAATTTTATAGTAGATAAAAAAGATGCCTCTTAATAAGTTAGAGAATTTCATAAAGAACACTGAAGGTCGTATTCTTTATGTGAATCCAAATGATCTTGATTCAACAGATGGGATTGAAAATCAAGGTAATTCATTAACCAAACCCTTCAAGACAATTCAGAGGGCACTCATTGAAGCTGCTAGATTTTCATATTTACGAGGAGATGATAACGACTTAGTTGAAAGAACTACAATACTTTTATATCCTGGCGAACATACTATTGATAATAGACCTGGTTGGGGAATAAAAACAGAGTCAGGTCAAGCAAAAGCAGTAAGTCCTGCTGGTGTTGCTCAAGGAGCATCTAATGTATTTGAATTAACATTAGACTCAAATTTTGATTTAACACAGGAAGATAATATTCTCTACAAATTTAACAGTGTTAATGGTGGAGTTGTGGTGCCAAGAGGTACTTCTATTGTAGGATTAGATTTAAGAAAAACAAAATTAAGACCCTTATACGTTCCAAATCCAACTGATAGTACAACAAAACAAACTTCTATTTTTAGAATTACAGGTGCTTGTTATTTTTGGCAGTTCACATTTTTTGATGGAAATGAAACTGGAACTGTTTATACAGATCCATCTGATTTTAGTGATAAAAATAAATCTAAACCCACTTTCTCTCACCATAAAGTAACTTGCTTTGAATACGCAGATGGTGTCAATACTTTTGATCAGTTTAGTGGATTAACAGATTTAGATATTTACTACAGTAAATTAACAAATGCATTTAATATTGCGTCTGGGAGAGATATACAAGATAAGTATCCATTAGCACCCGATGGTTTTGCCCCTCAAAGACCAGAGTTTGAAATAGTTGGTGCTTTTGCAACTGACCCTCTTAATATTACAACTATAGAATCTGGTAATGGTTTAGTGCCAGGTCAGCAAGTAACTGTAACAACTGCAGTGCCTCACAACCTTACAGGTGGAACTCCCATCAAGATAAGGGGTGTCAATGTTCCTGACTTTAATATATCAACAAAAGTAGCAGGAGTTATCAATTCTACTACGTTTACATATTTGTTACCTTTCGTTAGGGCAAACTTGCCAGCAGGACCTGCTGGTGGATTGAGTGCAGCGAACGCACAAGTTTTAGTTGAAACTGATACTGTAACAGGTGCATCACCTTATATCTTTAATATATCAATGCGTTCTGTATTTGGTATGCAGGGTATGCATGCTGATGGAAGCAAGGCAGATGGATTTAAATCTATGGTTGTGGCACAGTTCACTGCTGTTTCACTTCAAAAGGATGATAGGGCATTTGTCAAATATGATCCAACCAACCGCAAATATAGTGGTATCGCTTTTTCTAAACAAACTGGCGAATTATTATCATCTGAATCATCATCAACAAATCCAAGCACTGTTTATCATTTAGATCAAGAAGCAAATTATAGAAAAGGTTTCCGAACAAGTCATATTAAGGTAAGTAATGATGCAGTAGTGCAGATTGTGTCAGTATTTGCGATTGGTTTCCATAGTCATTTTAATATGATAACTGGTGCTGACGCATCAATCACTAACTCCAACTCAAACTTTGGTACATTTGCTTTAGCAGCAGAGGGATTTAAAAAAGAAGCATTTGCAAAAGATGATAAGGGATTTGTCACATCTATCATTACACCTAGATCAGTTGTATCAGTAGATAGAAAAATTGAATACTTACAAATAGATACTACCAATACTAATGAAAATAAATTATACTTATTCCAGCAGACTGATATAACAAATCCACCAGCACATATTGCTCAAGGTTTCCGTATTGGTGCAAGAGTAAATGAAAAAATAAAAATTGATAAAGGTAGCAGCACATTTGAAGCAACCATTGTGATGTCAAATGGTACATTGACAGGCACAACTGATACATCACAAAAAACTTATGAAGCAACTCACTCTTCTACTACTGCTACATTAAAGAACGTATTTACAATTGCTTCTGGTCATAATTTACAAAATGGAGAAACAATTAGGATTATTTCAGATAATGGAGATCTCCCTGAAAATATAGAACCACATACAGTTTATTTTGCAATCACACAGGCTGGAGATAGTGCTCTAGGGCAAAATGATATTAGAATAGCTGCATCAAAAACAAACGCACAATTAGCGAACCCGATATTTATTAATACAATAGCATCAACGAGTGATAAGTTTACAATTATTAGTCGTGTATCTGATAAAAAACCAAATGATGCTGGACATCCTATTCAATATGATACAAGTAAAAGCACTTGGTTTATTCATACTTTAGGAAATTCATCTAATACAATTCACCCACCTAGTGGTTCAATTTACTCTGGTGCAAGCACTGATGACATTACTTTCTTCCTTAGAAGAGACGATGATCGTAGTTTAGATGATAAAGTATATAAAGTTAGATATGTCATACCAAAAGAACTTGTCAACGCAAGAGATCCAATTGATGGATTTGTATTGCAAGACTCAAGTTCAACCAATGTAACTGCTGCTGCTGATTTTTCAAAACCTACCATTACTCAAAGTGATTATGCTTTTGACCGTAATACAAGATTTATATCTCAATTAAGTTTTGATAGTGGTACAAATGAAGTTTTAGTTCGTTCTGATAAACCACATAACGTAAATGTTGGTGATCAAGTTATCGTTAGAAATGTAAAGAGTAACACCAATACAAGTGGTGCTGATAACAAAGGATATAATGGTACATTCTTAGTAACTGCAATTACTAACAGTAAGGAATTTAAGTATTCTAATACTGATGTACTAGGTAAAATACATTCAGTAGGAACATTCACTAACACGACACATACTCGTGACACACAACTTCCTAGATTTGATAGAAATAATAACCAAGATAATTTATTCATCTATAGATCTGAGGTTATTTCACCTTATATACAAGGAGATCAAGATGGTATCTATCACTTATTCGTATTGAATGGTGATAATGCTATGAATGAAATATCAAATGAATTTAGTGAAGATAATTATAACCAGAATATAGTCAATCTATACCCAGAATATGATCGTGACAATGTTGATGATAATCCTCCTTCAGCGGTTTCTTTTGCAAAAAGATTTCCAATTGGTGATGTTGAAACAAATGATCTTAAGAAAAGTATTACACGAGAAACAACTAATAAATTTTTAGAATCATTTGATGCATCAAATACAGTAAGTTCTGTATCAGATAGTACTACCACTGCTGTTCTTACTTTTAATGAACAACACGAATATCAAGCACTAAAATTTCATATTAATTTAACTGGTGGATCTGGTCATACAGATGGGACTTACCATAATGTGAAATTATTTAATGATGTAGGAATGACAACTTGGGATGGTGCGACTGCACAAGTTGTAGTTTCTGGAGGTTCAGTCACCTCACTCACAGTTGAAGAGGGGGGATCTGGTTATGCAAACGGTGAAACATTACATATTGATAATGCATCAGTCGCTACAGGTGGTATTGCAGGACCAGCAAATGCATCAATATCAATTGCGACTGCTGGTATTTCATCAGCATTAGGTAATTATGTTCAAGTAACAGGTATCACAACTGGTACTGATAATTATTTCCGTATTGATAGTGTTAATAATATCAATCAAATTACTATCAAAAAAACTTCCGCTGAAACGATATTAAATGGTCAACAGGTAATTGATTTAGGACCTTGGAGACTTGTAAGCACATCTTCTCATGATGTGTCTACAAATGTACATACATTTAACACAACTGGTGCTCATGGATTAAACGTTGGTAATTCATTTAGAGTATTAAATGCAAGTGATACAAATCTTGGAGATTTTGTTGTAAAATCTGTTGTTGATGTAAATACCTTCACTGCAACTACAAACTCTGCTTTTGCAACTACCACACCAAAATATATTCTTAAGCACGGTCTTTCTGCTAATGACTCACTCAGCACATCTGGTGATGAAAATCTTGTTGTAAGGGGTACACCTATTTTTGATCACGAAACATTAATTGTTAATGAATCATCTACTGGTATAAAAGCAGATGACTCATCATTTAAAGTTCTACTGCCTGATGGTACAACTGGATCTACTGCTGTTACGTCTATAAGAAGTCGTTTCCCCATTGGATCATATATTCAAGTGAATGGTGAGATTATGAGAATTTCATCAACTTCGATTGGATCTGGTAATGAGATTTCTGTGATACGTGGTGCACTTGGCACGATCATAAGCGATCATCCTCATCAATCTCTAATCAAAAAAATTAAACCATTACCAATCGAGTTCCGAAGACCATCAATACTAAGAGCATCAGGTCATACGTTTGAATATGTTGGTTATGGTCCAGGTAACTATTCGACTGCACTACCACAATTACAAAATAGAACCTTATCAGAGAGAGAAGAGTTCTTATCACAATCACAAGAGACATCTTGCGGTAATGTCGTCTATACAGGTATGAATGACAAGGGTGATTTCTATATTGGTAATACTAAGATTTCATCTTCAAGTGGACAGCAAACTACATTTGATATTCCAATACCAACAATCACAGGTGAGGATCCTAATCGTTTAAGTGCTGTATTTGATGAGGTCATCGTTAAGGAAAGATTATTAGTTGAGGGTGGAGCATCTAAACAAATTCTATCTCAATTTGATGGTCCTGTTACTTTCAATGGTGATATTACTAATAATAAGGAGTTAAAATCACCAGGTAAAATTAGGATCACAAATGATACTAATATATTATCAAATCTCACTGATGGATCATTTGTTACAAAAGGTGGGGCAGGTATTGACAAAGATTTAATTGTTAATGGAAATGCTACATTTAACGGAAATGTCATTGGCGATGGTTCAACAAATATAACCAACTTTAACAGTATTACTGCTACATCGTTTACTGGTGATGGTTCTAATTTGACAAATACTGGTGCTACCCTAAGTGAACCAACAACTGGAACTCAAAGACTTGTAACAACAGATGTAACAGGCAATAATCAAATGACAACTGCTGCCACAGAGGGAGGTGCAGGGGGTAGGACTTTTACATATAATTACGTAAATGGTGCTCTTACTGCAAATCTTTTTAATGGTAATGTTTTAGGTAATGTAACTGGTAATCTTACTGGTGATGTTACTGGTGATGTTACTGGTGATGTTACTGGTGATTTGACTGGAACAGCATCAAAAGTAAATATAAGTGATGAGACTAGTGGTACTGCTTGTTTCCCAGTATTCGTAAAAGCAGATGGTGCCACAAGGTTAGGAAGTCACAAATTGAATTCTAATGCTGGATTAAAATTCGATTCTGCAGGAAAACACCTTACAGTTGAGAAAGATATTATATCAAGTAATGGATTCCTATATCTAAATGGAAATAACGGTGGTGATATTCATTCTGCGGGTGGTGCTGATGGTAAAATGGTTATCCAGAATACCACAAATTACGATGCAAGTAATCTTAATAAATCAACGATTGACATTGGAGGAAAATATAATAATTCAGATGTAAATATTGCTATATTTTTAGCACACAATTCAGCTACATTATCACCAGAATTAAGAGTTGCAGGTGATATTGTTGCATTTTCATCATCTGACATTAAATTGAAAAAAGATGTAAAACCAATTACCAATTCTTTAGATAAAATTAATGCAATAAGTGGTAATACCTTTACTTGGATTGATAATTCCACTGAAGACGTTGGTGTTATCGCACAAGAAGTTGAAAAACTTGGTTTACCTGGTATTACAACAACAAGAGACAATGGTATTAAGGCAGTTAAATACGAAAAACTTGTTCCAGTTTTGATTGAAGCAGTAAAAGAATTATCTGCTAAAGTTACTGCCCTTGAAAACAAATAAATAACTAAAAAAATACTGATGGCGAATATTAAAAAGAGTTTTAATTTTAGAAGTGGTGTTCAGGTAGATGATGATAATCTGGTAGTAAGTCCTACTGGTCTGATAGGTATTGGCACCACAGTCCCTACGCAGGCTCTTGACATCAGGGGAGATTTTGTTTGTACTGGTTTAACGAGTTCGGTAACTGGAAAGATTGGAGTGTTAACAGTCACTTCATTAGATCCAACTGAAATCATAGGTGCAGGTGTAAGTATAAAGTCAGGTATAATTACGGGGCAGGCTGGAGATATAGTTACATATTTTGGTGATGGAGGTAATCTTCTTAATCTACCAACATCGCAGTGGGAAGATACAAACGCTGGTTTTGCAGTCAGCAGTATATACAATCGAGGTAGCACTGTTGGTATAGCTACAACTAATCCACAATCAACACTTCAGATTGGAAATAATCCTGACGCTGGTGAAATAGGTGTTGGAATCGCATCTGCTGGACATATAAAAGCATCAGGTATTATAACTGCAACAGGTTTTGTAGGTAATCTAACAGGTGATGTTACTGGAAATGTCACTGGTAATGTATCTGGTGAAGTTACAGGAACAACCGTTGGGCAGATTAATGTTACATCTGGTATTTCAACCTTAAACGATGTTAAAGTTTTAGGTATTATTACCGCATCATCAGGTCAGAATAAAATTCCAGCTTTATATGCAACTCTTGCAGATCTTCCAAGTGCAACTGAATATCATGGAATGTTTGCTCACGTTCATGCAACTGGTAGAGGATATTATTCACACGCTGGTGCTTGGTTTGAATTGGTAAATAAAGAATCTGATGGTAGAGTTGGTACAGGCACAGAGTTATATAATATTAAATTAGTAGAAAGTGTAAATCTTAAAACTACTGGTGTATCTACATTTTCTGCCGACACTATTTTTGCGGGTGATTTATATAGTGCTACGTGGGATAAATCGGAAAATGCCCTTACATTTGCTGATGATGCAAAAATAGAGTTTGGTGGTCTTCCAACAGATAATCCTGATTTGGAGATATATCATGGAACTGCTTTCGACATTGTAACAGATAAAAATTGGATTAAAACAAATAATAGTAATGATTTAATGATTGACTTACAAGGTGGTAGCTTTTTTGTTCAAAATAGGGTAAATCCAAATAGTTTCTTAGGATTTGAACCTATGTTAAATGCTGCTCCTAATGCAGAAGTTAATTTATATTATAATGGATCTCGTAAATTCCAAACAACTCAGGAAGGGGTAGAAATTGTTGGAGTATCAAGTGCTTCAGGTGATGTAACCACGCTTACTAAAATTGGAATTGGTACTCATAATCCTGCAAATGATTTTCAAATCAGAAAAACAGGTTCTGCTGAACTACAAATAACAAGTGATACAGATAAAGCTGGCATAACAATTGGAAGGGAACCACAATTTAACAATAATAATAATGCAGAAATAAGGTATGGTGGTGATGTAACTGCTCAGTACAGTAGTGCTGAGTCTCTAGACATAATAAATTATGGAAAAGATAATTTTAATTACCATTTAAGTGGTAGTAATGCTGGTGCTGTGACTGGTGATTTCCATTGGCATAAAGGAATTAACAATCAAAGGTTGATGACTTTAACCAATACTGGTCGTCTTGGTATTGGTATAACTGTTCCAACAACACATCTTGATGTTGTTGGTGGTGCAAAAATAAGTTCAAATCTAGAAGTTGGTAATAATTTAACAGTAACTGGTTCAATTAACTCAGATATTACGGGAAATGTGACTGGTACCCTTACAGGTAATGTAAACGCTGAAAGTGGAACATCAAACTTTAATAATATTAATGTATCAGGAATATCTACATTAGGAACTGCTGTTGCAAATAATTTTGGTATAGGTTTACCAGCAAATACAACTTCCTCTTTCCCTCTTACAATAAATCAAGGCACTAGTCAATTCTTTGTTACAGGATCTGGTAATGTTGGAGTTGGAACTGATGATACATTAGGACATAGAATATTAACAACAGGTAGTTTAGTTAGTGGTAATATTGGTATTGGATCAACAATACCTAGAGCAGCTGTAGATTTTTCAGTTGCTGGTAGGGGTTTAGGTGGTATATTAGCAAATAAATTCTTTATGATACCACCAAAATTATCTAACAGTGATAAAACAACGATAAGTGGTAGTGAGGAAGAAGGAGCATTTATTTTCAATAGTACAACTAATAAATTAGAAGTTTATAGTGGTGGTACTTGGACTGCTCTTGAAGCTAATAGTGGTGGTGGAGAGGTAAACCAAAACGCATTTGCTAATGTTGCAGTTTCTGGTCAAAGTACTGTACAGGCAGATGCTAAAACTGATACTTTAAATTTGGTTGCTGGTGCAAATATGACGATCACTACAAATGCAGCTGGTGATCAAGTTACATTTGCATCTAGTGGTGGAGGTGGAGGAAGCAGTCTTCAATCAAGAACAACTGGATCTGTAACCGCACCGAGTATTGCAAATGGTGCATCGACTAATATTACAATAACTGCTGCAAAATCTTATATATTACAAAAAATTCAAACAAATGTTGCTGCGTGGGTTACTGTTTACACTGATCAAACATCTAGAACTAATGATGCTAGTAGGGCAGAGACAACTGATCCAACACCAGGTTCTGGAGTTATAGCAGAAGTTATTACAACTGGATCACAAACACAAATATTATCACCTGGTGTGATTGGATGGAATAACGATGGTACACCTTCAACTAATGCATACGTAAAAGCTGTTAATAAATCAGGGGGCAATGCACAAATTACTGTAACACTTCACTTTGTTAAGTTGGAGGATTAATGAAAGAATATATTATAACTTGTAGAAATTATGAAGATTTAAAAAGTCTTTATGATGACTTAGAAACACCAGGCGGTTCTCATTACATACCTGATAGGTCTGTTGAATTAATTCATAGAAGATCTATAAGTCGTAATACCCACTATAGATTAACTGAAGATGAAGCGATACAAATCAGACAAGATGATAGAGTTATAGCTTGTGAATTATTACCACACGAGAGAGGAATCGTAGAAGGAGAATTTTGGGAACAAACTGGTAATTTTAATAAAAACGATGGTACGTTTAGTAGTAATTCAAAAAATTGGGGATTATGGACTGTCAATAGAGGTGATACAGTATCTGGTTGGGGTAGTGATGGATCTCAAACGGAAATTACTAATCAAAATATAAAAACTACAGCATCAGGAAGAAATGTTGATGTTGTAATTGTTGATAGTCATATCAATCCTGATCATCCAGAATTTGCTGTAAATGTAGATGGAACAGGTGGAAGTAGAGTAAATCAGTTTAATTGGTTCTCATATAGTTCTGCACTAGGTTATTCAACTAATGCAACTTATAGTTATGCTGGTGGAACAAGTTCTCATGGTACTCATGTTGCTGGAACTGTAGCTGGAAATACACAAGGATGGGCGAGAGATGCTAATATCTATAATATGGAATTTTCGAGTAGTGCTGGTGGTGGTAATGGAGTAAGTAGTTGGACAAATATGTTATGGGATTATCTAAGATATTTTCATAAAAATAAATCAATCAATCCCTCTACTGGCAGAAGAAATCCAACAATAACGAATCATAGTTGGGGATATTCTTATAATTCAACTCCTTTATCTAATACAACAAGTGTGACATATCGAGGGACTACAACTGACTTGTCCTCAATGACAAATACTCAGAAAAGAAGTGTTTTAATTCAAAATGGGTGTCCCGTTGTAAGTTCTTCATCAATGTTAAAAATGCCAGCTAGAGAAACCTCAGTGGATGCGGACATACAAGATGCGATAAATGATGGTGTAATTGTCATATCAGCTTCTGGAAATAGTTATTGGAATTGTGATGTTTCTAGTGGTGTTGATTACAATAATTACATAGTTTATAGTGGTAGTGATAGATATCATTCACGAGGTTCAACACCAGCAGCAGCAGATTATGTTATATGTGTTGGAAATGTAGGTTCTAAAGTTTCTGAATATAAAAGAAATAGTAGTAATTGGGGAAAGAGAGTCGAGATTTGGGCACCTGGCACCGATATAATATCAGCGATTAAAAATAGTAGTGTTCCAAGTGGATATACCCCAATTGTAACAGACCCAAGAAATAGTAATTATTATTTGGCATCTATAAGTGGCACGAGTATGGCAAGTCCTCAAGTTTGTGGGGTGATTGCCTGTCTTGCAGAGCAAGAAGAAAACATAACTCAGGCAGAAGCATTGCAGCACTTAATCGAAAATTCAAAAGCAAATATTAATAGTTATAATAATTCTCCGAATAGTAGTCCTTATTGGGGATTTCCAGCATCATTAAATAATAATAGATATGTTTTTATGCCGAAGAAGAGATCTGATACAGGTATGGCAAGTCCCGCTGTGCTACATAAAAATAGAAATACCTCTACTCAAAAATATCCAAGAGTTAGATATAATAGGGTTTATTCCACAAGTTAAATGACTATTAAAGCACCAACTTCAAACGGTCAACCACGAGACGGGACTAATGCAAATCCACTTTCTTTCTTGGAAATAGAGAGTGAATTTGGACAAACTGGAAATTTATTACAAACAGAAAGATCTTTAGGACAATACAGGACTCAACATATTAGTAGAGAGAATCAATCAAATCCATTAGGATTGTTTGCAAATGCATCACCAACAGGAAGTTCTTTGTCAAATCTACCTCTCGACACTGGTATGCCAACCGTAAGTGAAATAAAATATAGTGATTTTTATAATAAGAAATTAAATTTAATTGTTGATTACTTTAATGATAATCCAGCTCTTAATCGTCAAGATAATGGCGACAATACTATGGCTGCAACTTGGAGATATAAGAATCAATCTAGTGATAGAGTTAAGGTTGTAGGTGGATTTAGATCGAGACCAGATATTACATTAACAACAGGCTCTTATAACGCTACTGCATCAGCAACAGAATGGCAAGGTGGTAAGCAAATTATTATAAACATAAATCAAGTGGTTGGTGGTAAGAAGGGTAATAGAAATTTTGTTGCATTAAGAACAGGTGGTTGGCCTACCAATACAAGTTTAACAATTGATGTAGGTAACACTGGAGTTTTATCAGGAGCAGGTGGTGATGGTGGACAAGGAACAAACTTTAGCACTAAAGGTGGAAGTGGAGGAGATGGATCATCCGCATTGGGTGTTGAGTACCCTGCAATTATTAATAGATCTAACTCTGGTGTAATTAGATGTGGTTACGGTGGCGGTGGCGGTGGCGGTGGAGCTGGTAATGATCCGTCAGATAAATCTAATGAAGATTATACCTTCATTGGAGGAGGAGGTGGCGGTGGAGCTGGAAGACCCGCTGGAACAGGAGGTTCTGTTATGAATGGTGGTGTAGGTGATATCAGCGGTAATGAAGATCCATACATATCACCAGATTATGATGGGAAACCTGGTGGAAATGGTAACCTCACTGCTGGAGGTTCTGGTGGATTTGCAATGGATAAAGGTGGTGCTGATGCGGGTGAAGGTGGTGATGGTGGTGATAAAGATAGTCCTGGAGGAGGTGCGTTTGATGGGGAAGACGGACAAAGAGACGATACTAGAGCATATGGGGCTGCTGCAGGTGGAGAAGCAGGACTGATAGGTTATGGTATAATATATAATAACAATACTACACAATCAAATAGTTCTGGTAATGGCACTTCCATACCATCTGAACAAGGAGGTGTAGTTGTTGGTAACATTTTATAATTATGAATGACAGATTTTATTTCAATTTATGAAGACGCATTTACTCATGCGTATTGTGAAAAATTTATTAAATATATTGATGATTTACAAAATAGGGGTTTAGTAATTCAAGAGAATTGTCCAAATCATGATCGAGATCATCAAACAATAAATTTTTCTAATAATGATCTTTCCTATGATTTTAGAGGAAATGATGAATTATCTAGAATATTTTTACCTGACATTAAAGAACACGTTCAAGATTATCTTAAAAAGTATAGTGTGTTAGGTGCTGAAAAAATATTATTTTATGATGTTAAGGCGAAAAAAATACCAAAGGGTGGTGGATTTCACACTTGGCACTTTGAGAACGCATCTTTTCATTCTGCTGCCAGAAGGGTGGTTGTACAACTGTATTTAAATACGATTGAAGATGGTGGGGAGACAGAATTTTTATATCAAGGAAAAAGAATTAAGGCAGAGCAAGGAAAGTTGTTAATATGGCCAGCAGGTTTTACACATGTTCATCGTGGTAATCCACCTCTGAAGGAAAGTAAATATATACTTACATCTTGGGGGAAATTACAAGAATGAAAATGATTTTTAAGATTGAGGATTATTTTCCTGACACAAAACAGGTTGTAATTAGATATTGTAGACTCAATTCACCAAAACCAATAACTAATTATCCAGCGAAAGCAATCTCTACAGATAATTTTGATGTATCATTTGATAATCAAAATCTTATTCAATCAATTGCTCAATATGGTTACAATAAAGTAATGAAGTATGAAACAAATGAGATAACTTTGCCTGAAAATTCTCCTGACGAGATTCCCAACAGCTCTGATATTGCAGATTATGTTGGTAAAATTATTTCTCTTGACATGAAATATGCAAAAGAAATGCTTAGAAGTCGTAAAATGAGGAGGATTGAGATCGAATGAGTACATTTAATCGAACTTTTCGAGCACCCAAGTTTTTTTTATGTGTTAATACTACCGACAATTACCATATTGGATTAGAAAAAGCGGAGAATAGGTATTCTCACTTTTGCTTTCTTTGTTGGGGATCTGGAAATTTACATGTATTAGAGCAGGGTCAATTCAAAAAATATAGTAGTGATGGGGTAAAAAAATTAGTTGACATATCACACTGTATTAACAGTAATGTCGTTGCAGAAACCTTTGAGAACTCAAAGGGAATATCTTTTTGTTCATGGAACAAGCACGACAAATGGAATGGTAAAATTTTACAAACAGGGAAAATAAAATCAGAAAAAGAATATTCTTGTATCATTTCATTTGAAGGATCATGTTTTGTCAATGGAAAGGAGATTGGTGAAATGGATTACGCAGATTTGAAGCAGTCAAAAGAGTATGATATAATAGTTCCAGACAATTCATCTATCGCATTTTTTGAATTATGCACATAAAGGACAAGATATTAAAACATAAAGATGCCATACAATCTATGGTGAATGAAATAGATTGTAGTGACCATAAGTGGTTTTTATATGATGTTATTACCAATAAAAATCCTGTTGTTAAGGGATGGTCAACGAAGATGAGTTACAAGGTGATGGCTAGAAATGTTGGTAAATTTAAATCTAGATTTATATATTTAAAAGTGGCAGATGATATGTTTGTTGGTGATCCAAATTATCGTGGGTTGATGGATGCTAGAGTTCCAGATATGGATTTAGAACACGAAAGATATACAAAAATAGATGGTGGACAACTTATGATTGATAAAGTAAAAAAATTTGGATTGGTTGATTTATTTTCAGATAAAAGAATATATACTGTGCATTATCTTGAGGCAATATCTGGAGTTGATCCTCACATAGATCCTTGGGAATATGAGCATTGTGGTAGGAATTATAGAAATATTCTTTTCTATGATCCAAAAAGTTTGCCTGATGATTTTACCTTATTAATTAATGGGGTAAATACAGAAATTACATCACCAATGTGTGTGAATTATGCAAATGATATTCACACTTATCAGTTTCTAGATCGACCCGATAACTTGATACGATTACTACACATTGATTATGAAAATTAATTTAGTGGATGATAACCCAATTATTCATAAGATTGTTGAAACTTTAGAGAAAAATTTTCACATCATTTTAGATGAATATAAAAAATGCACGAAACCTTCCATCTATTTTGATTTTATTTTTTGGTTAAAATCTTGTAAAAAATTCTATCTATTTTTAGGTCTATATTTAATTTATATTGATGTGCAAAAGTTATCGGGTGAAGATAATAATTATGATTGGGAGGAGATTACTGAAAATAAATTTCCAATCACACATTCACTTCTTAATACATTTAATTATGAAGATGCAAACTTTTCCAAATTGGGTGGGAAGATTAATAATGTTTTACATACAGACTCAACCACAGATAAACCTCTTATTAGAATACACCTTCCATTAATTGTTCCAAAAGGTGATATAGGCATTGAAGTTGAAAATAATATTATTACTTGGAAAGAGGGAAAATGTATTGCTTTTGACACATCTATCCCTCATAGATTTTGGAATTTTACTGGACATAATCGGGTTAACTTATTAATGAGTATTTTCTTATGAATAAAAAAGTAGAGCAGTTTTACGATGAAACTTCACCTGACATTTGGAAGAAGGTAATAGGAGAAGATTTACATTATCATTATGGATGGGGAGAAGGTGATATATTTTTTAATGCTGTCAAACACTTATATCAATTTATAGAACAGAGATCATCGGTTCTAGATTGTGGATGTGGATGGGGAGGTACAGGAAAGGTATTAAAGAGAGATTTAGAATGTAATGTGTTGGGAGTAACTAATTCAGTCGTACAAGCAAATTATATCAATGATAATAATTTATTTGATGCCATTCACTGTGATTTACAAGACTACGTTCCTAACAAAAAATTTGATACATGTTTGTTTCTTGAGTCTTTTTGTCACTTAAGTGACCAATCAAAAGTATTAAACAATATAAAGAATACATCTAATAAAATCATTCTTCGAGATTATCATCTTAAGAGACAGATGTATCCAGAAATAGATAATTATTTAAGTAGATGGTATATGAATATTGATACTAAAGATAATCTCATATCATTATTTGAAAATATAGGATTCAAATTAACTTTCTTTGAGGAGCATTTTGATCAAGGTGCGAAACCAACAGCAGAAAGATGGTTGCATAATCTAGAAAAAATTGATAAAATAGATAAGAAGAAACATCTAGAACTATTAGAATTAAGTTCTAGATTTCTAATCAATAGTAAGGATTTGTTTTTACAAGACGTTGGATTAGGTACATTTGTATTCGAGCGATGACTAAACTTAAATTATCAGCAAATAAAGATGTTGTTCTAAACGAAATTGACGATGGAAAATTCAAATTAAATTTTGACGGATATATTTTACATCTTAAATCATTTATCCCTCATGATCAATGTAATCAGATCGTATCTAGTCTGAAGAACTTTGAAAGAGATAAATCAACACCATACACAGATGGTCTATTAGATAATAATGCTGATACTTATTTTGATCCTGACATTCCACTCATAGATGAGGTATCAAAAAAGATATTCGTAGATGGTTTAAAGACATACTCAGAAAAAGTAAGGGCATTTAACTGGGCATATTATGGTTCAGATACTTTACATTATTCTGAAATGATTATCCGTAGATTCAATGAACAATCTATTTTTGATTATCACCATGATGATATTATTAGCGAAATGTTCCAACATTGGTTTGTAAGAAGACAAAATATATTAACTTGTATCGTATATTTTAATGACAATAAAGAATACACAGGTGGTAAATTACAATTTGCAAGTACAGATAAAGTGTATGAACCTAACATAGGTGATGTAATTATTTTTCCTGCAAATTGGATGTATTATCATAAGGTATCTAAGATAACATCAGGAACGAGATATTCAGGAGCTTTATTATTCTATTTTGGGTCTAAAAGACGTATGCCAAGCGAATTATCTAAAAATTGGTAATGATAAGATATAAAATGTTTGAAAGGGAGATAACTGAGGGCGATCATCGTTCGTATCATGTTTGTGTGGAAAAATTTGGTAATAATTTTAATCCAAAATCAAAATTTTATCCAATAGATCAAGGATTATCTAAAGTTAATGTTGACTTATCAAATTATGAATGTAATATTACCCTTGAAAATCACACTTCACCTAATAATTACTTTCATGTATCATACTTAGCAAAGAATTTAAATGTTCCATATGTAGAGAGACATATATTAAAAGCTTTTGATATTGATTTATACATACCTGTTTTATATTTTACACGACAATATCCATTTACAAAAAATTATAAAGTTGGATTTGGTTATAAAATTTTTAAAACATTAAAATCTAAATTTTATGATAGAGTATTAAAAACAATGATTAAATTTGACAATAATCTCAATGGGTTAAATTCTATTATTTTAGCAGGGGATTTTGATCAGGATGGAAAATTTATAGATGAATCAATAAATATCGAAATCATCCCTTATCAAAATAAAGATAATTACTACAAAATTAAACAAATATTATTACAGGATTATCCTGTCATCAAGAATAAAATTGAAAAATATGATAAGATGTTTATGAACTATACGATAAAAAAATTCTGTTGGCACACTAAAATTAAACTTTTTGATGATCGTGAACCAATCGTCAAATTTTATAGAACATATCCTCATAATCCATTTATCAAATATTATAATTATCAATGATTAGTAAAAATGATATAAAAAAATTATACCTTTGGGGGGTAAAAACTAATTTCCCTCTTAGAAATGAGGTCATTACATCAAAGTATATGGGATATGGACTTAAAATATGTCACCTTAAGATTGGTAAAAAAAGAAAATTATATCCAAATAAAAAATTAACAGATGAAGTGTTTGACATTATTGGGTCAGATGAAATATTAGGTGCATATTATCTTGTTTATCCACCAAAAATGACTGCTAAACCGCACATAGATTATAATCCATACAAACAAAAATATCTAAGAATACAAATACCAATAAAATTATCAGAGGGTGATTGTTACATTGAGTGGATTGACACAGGTGGTAAAATATATTGGGAAAAAGGAAAGGCAGAATTATTTAATGTTGAAAAAGCACATCAGGGTGCTAATGATGGGAGTGAACGTATGGAGTTCTTATATATTGACGTTAAGCATAATACTAAGGTTGAAATATAAAAAACTATACATACCTTTGGTATGGTTGTTCGAGACATACTAAGAATTTTTAAGACCCCGACTTGCGAAGGGGGTTTTTTTATGCTATAATACTGGTATGAAACCAGTAATTAAGTATCAGGGTGGGAAGTCAAAAGAACTTTCCAGAATCAAAGAGATTGCACCAAAGACAATACACAGAGTGGTAGAACCCTTTTGTGGTGGGTCTGCGGTATCTCTACACTATGGTGATACTTGTGTATTAAATGATATTAATAAGGCAGTTATAAACCTATATCGAGAGGTTGGAGGGGATAATTATCCAACTATACAAAGAAGAATAGATGAAATCAAAACCTATGGTCACGATGAACTATCAGAGGTATATTATTCTTCAAGAGATATTATCAATGACCCAGATAGTCATAGTAATGTTGACCGAGCGATTGCATATATTGTAATGAGACAGTTGTGTTTCTCAGGTATGGAAAGATATAACTCAGAGGGTAAATTCAATGTACCATTCGGACATTATAAGAAGATGAGTTGTAACCTATCTCCTGACCATCATAACTTTTTTAGTAAGAAAGCAACGATATACAATAGGGATGCGATTGATATTATTGATGAGTGTACTGAAGATGATTGGATATTCTTAGACCCACCATACTTAGATAGACTCGGATATACCACAGGGGATGGAGGTAATAATTTACACTTAAGACTTGTACACGCTATGAAGAATACAAAAGCAAAGTGGTTACTTATCCATTCAGATTGTGAGTTTTATCGTGAAATGTTGAAGGATTATAATATTATGACAAAAGATTTTAAGTATATGCAGAACTTCGGTAAGGATAAAGATCACTCAGGTTCACAGGTTCAACATCTGTATATCACCAATTATGAAACTGTCACAAGTGATAACACAGACAACACAATGCTTGCTACAATATAGACATCAAAAGGATATTATGCAACTCAGACCCCATCAAGAAAAAGCACTACAGGCAATGGCAGACAATGACAAAGGACAGGTCATTGTTCCTACAGGTGGTGGAAAGACAATGTGTATGATTATGGATGCTGTTAAACAGTTGGAAGATTATGGCACAGTTGTAGTCGTTGCACCACGCATATTACTTGCAGAGCAACTATGCAAAGAGTTTATGGAAATCATTGATGAGAAATACAATGATGTAGATGTGATGCACGTTCATAGTGGTAAAATCAAAGGTATGTTCAGCACCACTAATCCACTT